CCTACAATTAGGTCACCTTTGGCTGTTATCTCGGTGGCCATCGAGTTGGTGATTGTGACAGTTCCCGAAGTTCCGCCACCTGAGATTCCTGTTCCTGCGGTGACACCTTCGATGTCGCCCGAAGCAGGTGTTGCGAATTGGAAGAAGATAGCTGCGCTTGCGCTAGTGAAGCGAAGAACGCCACCTTGATTCTGAGCAAGAGCAAGTGATCCTGATGTGGTCACAGTTGCGGTGCCTGCGGTGATTGTGCAAACGCCTGCGCCTAAATTGATTATTGTGACAATGTCACCTGCTGCAAACAATCCTGTATTCACAGTGATTGTTGTTGCGCTGCCATTGCTCATTGAGATAGCAGTGCCGGCATCGGCAGCCACTAGAACATAAGAGGCAACCTTTGCATTTGCATCGCCACCAAGCATTGCAGTCTGTTGCAATGATGTCATTTGCGCTGCCGTCAAGACCTGACCGGTCGTGAAGGTTTGTTTAGCCATTTCTTCTCCTTAGTATGAAAGAACTCCCACAGTTCCATCAAGCAGACCTTGGATTGTGGAATCCAAGATGAATGCCTGAATTATAGGCTCTGCGGTGAGGAAGCGTGTTGTCCAAGTGTTCGGCGTGATGTCGTGCTGAATGCCTTGAACGAATAACTCAAGGGTAAAGGTTGAGGATGCCTGACCTGTCTTGGTGACATTTATCAGGGTGAACAAATCTGATTCAAGGCCTGCCACAATGCGATTTGAGGCAGTTGAATCCATAAGATTTAAGCCAATGGAATCAATGCGAAGCAGGGCATTTTCGCGGGCATTTAGAAGCATTGAAGCCTGGTCTAAGGCCTCGGCATCGGTCTGCATTAGAAGGTCAGAGCGCGATCCTGAGTGAATGAAGAAGGTTTCTATCGAGCTAGTTGATTGAACATTTTGGGCAACTCCGCCAAGGCGGGTGACAGTTATATCGTTGAAAATCTGTGTGTCATCGTAGGCAAAGTCAATGCTTTGATAGGAGATATTTGTGCCATCATCATTGAACAATAAAGGCGTTTCGTCAGCCTTTTCTGAAACTGTGGTTCTTGATAGAAATACTGCGTTGCCTTCGTCATCAATAAAGAAGCCACCAAGTTCGCTTTGCTCTATCGTCTGACAGGCTCCAAGCAAGGTGCGATTTGTGCCAGGGTCGGCTTGCACTAGCGTATCGCCTACATCAATCAGTCTTTGACTTACAGGGAAACTTGCAATATCTAGCAAGTTCTCAATGCGCGCCCCCGTGGTTTGACCGGCGGATGAACCCGCAACAGTCGTGATGTTGACATTTTGTAAAAGACGAAAGGCATCGACACATTGAAAAGTCACAGTTGAAACTTCATCATTGCCAAGCCTGAATGTATTGTCAAAACTTGTGATGTAGCCTGAATAGAGATAGTAGCGGTCAACACCTGAGCCATCATCATAATCTGCCCAAATGCGAATCTTGCGAAGAGGCAAGAGTTTGCCATAGTAAGGCCCCGAAACATTCTGAGGGTTATAGTCACCATTCTCGTCTTCTAAGACGACACTGGCGGTGCCTGCTTCAAAGCTATTAAGAACTCGATTTCGGCCTCGGCGGATGGAAACGCGAAGGGCGATGTCACTTACATCAACGACATCTGCCGGTGCATCTGCCAAGATGCCCACGCCAAGGGGCGTTGAAGGATCATCTAAAATTAAAGGGTTTCCAAAGGCAGGGCCATTTGCGAAGTCAATGCTAACTCCAAGAACGGGTGTGCCTGGCATTACAGACCGCCAACAAAGAGAATTGGATTACCGCTTTGTTGTTCTAACAAGATTCGCTGACGGATGGCATTAGCCAAATCTGCCTCTGTTTGAACATTGCCTTCAACAGTGACATTGACAGTCATTCCTGCATTTTCTGCCATACGGAAAGAGCCAGGGTCAAAGGTCGAACCTGCGCTGATGCCAGGGCCATCAAACATCCCCATTGCTTGCATTCTTGCTCGCTCATCGCTAAGAGCGCCAAGCCCCAATGTGCTAATTGAGTCGGAAAGAGTGTCAATTTGTTCTTTGAGTAAGAAGCTAATTGCGGTGCCACTTTCAGTGCTTTCGCGCAAGGCAGTCAATGTATCAATTTGTTCTCTAACCGCGCCTGTTGAAACAGGAGCAGAAGAAGGGTTGAAAGGATTTGGAATCACCGCGTTAGGCACTGCCGATGGCGTTCCTGTTGGCGTTCCCGTTGGTGTTCCTGTTGGAGTGCCTGATGGAATGCCTTGTGGCTTGCCGCTATTCAAAGCCGCAAGATAGGCGTTTAGAGCTGCAAGAGCGCGCTTCCAAGCATCAGCAGCTTCATCTCCTGGCAAAGACCAATTCTTAGAAAGAGCTGCTTGTAGCGCAGTTCCATCTTGAACTGTCTTTCCATAGGCAAGAACTTCAGCTCGGGTCATTCCCCATTTGCCCATCAACTTCTCAATTTCTGAGTCGTCAATCTTTTCATCTTTGAGGGCGCGGGTGAAATCTACATACTTCTCGGCTTCTTCTTTTGTCAGACCCCACTTCATTAGCAGGTTAACAATTGGGCCGTCATTTAGGTCTGTTGAGTTGGCAGCATAGATTCGGGCGATGTATTCAAGAACTTCGCCCTTTGTAATGTTCCACTTTTGAGCAAGAACAGAAACTTCTTCATCACTAATTACTGCATCAGAGAGAACTTGCAAGAGATCGGTGTAGCGTTGAGCAGCCTCATTGAGTTTCATCTGCGCTTCCATATTGGCAATCAGCGCATTGACTCTTGCTGTTTCTTCAAGGTTTGATTGCTTGAGAAGATTTAGACGAGCAGCCTCAAGTTGAATTGGGTCTTTTTCGGTGGTTGGTTTAACACCTAATTTAGCAAGGGCCGCCAAACCTTTCTTTGTTGCAAGTTCTAACGCGGCTGCTGCTGCTGCTTTTTTCGTAGCTGCTGTGTTCTTAACTTGAGAAACAGTCAGTTTTTCAAGGCCCTTGGTGTAGTCATTAGCACCAAGTTTCAAGCCTTTGAAATTAAAATCTAATTTGTCGGATGTTTTGTCGGCGCTGTCGCCAAACTTATCCATTGCTTTATTTATGCCATACAAGGCAGCAGCAAAAGCAGTAGCACCAGCAGCAGCAGAAATACCGCCAGTCAATAAAGATTGAGCTGCTGCTGCACCTAAAGTTGCTGTTCGTAGAGCTTTTGTGACAGTGATAATTGCTTTTATTGCCCCAATTATTGCACTCACCGCAGCCGCGACTTTTGCACCAGCAAAGGTTGCAATTATGACTGCACCTAGTTGCTTAAATACATTTATATTTCTAGCAACAAAATTGAAAGCATCAAAAAGGCTTTGAGAAAATGCAACAATATAACCAACAGCATTTTCAAAAACATTTGCTAGTTTTTGTCCATTAGCTTCAAGCCAAGCCTCTATCGCTGGAACGACTTGTTCATTTATGACTTGAATTAGATTTTCCAAAATTGGCAAGAAACGATAACCAATAGTTTCTAAAATCTCACCAAATCGCAATTTAAGAATTTGCATTTGACCAGCAAAGGTGTTGGCATTTTCCTGCGCTGCGCCACCATATAAGCCTGCAAGTTGTTGTGTAATGGCAACTAAATCACCACTTGCAATTGCGTTTCTATCGAGGGCAGGGAATAATCTTTGAAGCGCAGTAAAATTGCCATTTTGAGCCTTGGAGAGAGCTGAAGTGATTGTTGAAAGGCTCTTACCTGATCCTGCGGCTACATCAAGGGATAGTCCAAGAAGAGTTTGTGCCTGAGCTAAATCGCCACTGGCGGTCGCCAAAACCGCCAAGGCAGGGCGAAGTTCATCATCGGCAATGCCAAGTTGATTTTGTAAAGATGTTATGTAGCTTTCTGAAGCTGCTATGGCTTCATTACTTGCGCCAACAGTATTGCGAAGAGCATTGGCAAGAAGGACTTGACTCTTCTGATCTTCCATTGCGGCTTGAACAGCATCCTTGCCAATCTTTATGGCTAAGGCACCTGCTGCTGCGGTTGCCACCGCAAACGCCTTGGCAATCTTCTTGCCGGCATCAGCAAAATTCTTTTCTAATTTATTGAGGTCTTTGACAGCCTGCTTTGAACCTTTGTCGTTATAGACAGTGACAATGCGTTCAATAATTGCCATTGCCTAACCTTCTCTCTGATTCAAATTTGCATCCATTCGTGCCTGCGCTTTGCTTTCAGCATCTTTAATTGCTTCAAAGATAGCACGCTGAGCATTCTTCTTGTTGTCATCAACTGCTCTGATAAGAGCGCGACCTTTATCTTGACCCAAGCCTTTAGATGTCGGCAAAACTCCATAATACTTTTCAACTGCTTGGATAAAGTCTTGAGAGGCAGTTGGATTTGTGGATCGTGAAGCGCGGGTTCTTGCGCGACTTGCTCTGCTTCCACGACCGGCAGTTTCAAAGATAGCACCTGCGGCATCGCGCTGAATAACGCCATACGAATTGCGAAAGCCTGTGGCGCTGGATTTAGAACTTGGTGATGTTGATTTGATTCCTGCTTTAGCTTTGGCGGCATCGAAGCGCACAAAACTTCCTCGGCCTTGACCCTGTTGTAATGGGCCAATTAAGCCTGCATTTTTGTTCTCACGCGCCCATCCTGAAGGATGAATGTCAAAAGGTATATGTTCGCGGGCTTGTGTGACAACCTTGCTCAAGACACCTTTGACTTCTTTATCTAATTGTTTCTTGAGGTCAGGCGCGAAACGCTCAATGGCTGAGATAGTAGAACTCAGACCTTGAATTGAGATTCGATAATTTGGTGAATCCATTATTTGTTTCGCGCCTTTGCTCGTTCTTTCACATAAACGAAAATTGCTTCCAACACTCCGTCAGGGGCATCAAGTAATGCCACTGGCGAAATTCCAGACTCCACAGAGAGAGCTGCTATTTGATAGGTCAGGCTATCTCTGTGGATTCGGAAGAAGGGTCTGTCACCAAGGTCACTTCTTCAAGAGTGTCTAAGAAGTCAGGGCCAAAAGGTTTAACAACGCGACCATTGTGCTTCATCGCTGACCAAGCCAGGAAGTAGATATGCTCTAGTTTCTGCTCTTCGGCAATAAGTTTTGCTAAGCCCTTTTGATACTTCTGCTCAAACTCCACAATCACTCTTGGTCGAAGCGAATAAGTCGCATCGGTTCCATCGGTAGTGCGAACACGGATTTTTAAGCCATCCATTTATTTCCCCCTAATTGATTTAAGATGTTGATTTTGTGATTGCGCCCGAAATAGGCCAAGTCACACTCGCAGTTGCTAATTCTCCCACAGCACCATTAAGAGGTGTCCATTCAGAGATTAGAACTGAGAAGTTGTATTTTGGATTTGTTGCGCTAACTGTTGTGTTGACAGGTCTGACCTCACAAGCGACTGCGGTTCCAAGCAACGGATAAATCGTTGATTCAACCGAGCCTGAAGCGTAGTCCTGGTGGAACTCGAAACTTACAGAATTATCTGCAAGTCCGGCCACTCTCTTTTTTGCCGTGTCACCAAACGCCGTTGTTTCAACGATGTCAAAGGTGGTATTTAGTGAAACGCTCGCAATATGATCCGACAAGTCGGTGGATGCGAAAGTCACATAGGCATTAGTGAGAACAAGTCGTGCCATATTATGCGGTTGTCTTTACGATTGCGCCGCTAACTGGCCAAGTGACAGATGCAGTTGCAAGTTCTCCAACTGCTCCGTTAAGTGGTGTCCACTCTGAAACAAGTGCGCTTGCTGTGTAGAGAGGATTGCTTGCGCTTGTTGCGGTATTTACAGGCTTGACAGTGACAGTGGTGACTGTTCCGAGTAGTGGATAAATTGTTGCTTCAACTTCTCCTGAAGCATAGTCTTGGTGAAATTCAAGACTGATTGAATTGTCTGCAAGACCGCCGATGCGTGTGCGAGCTGCGGTGCTTGAAAATGCTGTTGTTTCAACTACATCGATGGATGAGTTAAGTGTCACTGATGCCACATAATCAGACAAATCAACTGCGTTGACTGTGACTAGGGCATTTGTAAGAACGATGCGTGCCATTAGTTTTTGGCTCCTTCTGATAGTGCTGGTTTGATGGTTGGTTGACTTGCTTGACTTGCTTGAATGTGGCCACTTGCAATGAGAGCATCAATGTTTGCGCCTGCATTTTCTAGCTCTTTCAAGGTAAGAATCTCACCTTGTTTTTTTCCACAGACCTCGCGGCCTGAGATGACCTTGTAAGCCATTAGGTTCTCCTATCCCCAAATCGTGAGTCTGTATCGGTATGAGAGAAATGTGACTCCTTGTGAGTCATAGGTGCCTGCTTCGGCTCCTGTGACACGCAGAGTGTTCACTGCTCCCGACAAAGTGCGATCACTTTCTAGCGCGGTCTTGATAGAGCCAGTGCCACTTCCTGCGAGGAAGGCATCCAACTTGTCTTGTCCTGAGCGTTCTGAAAAGCGTTGCACAATCACAAGAACATCGACTTGCGCTTGGTCTAAGCCACGAGCGTTGTCGATGTCGAATGTGAAATCTAGTTGGCCTACAACTGCGGCAGGCGGTGTCACTGTGTCAGGGATTAAGTCATAGACTCTGAGTCCTGAAATGGTTTGAAGATTAGTTTTAAGACCATCACGAACTTGGCTTGGATTCATACTGCCAAACCATTGTTTCTTTTAATTGGTCGAAGTAGAGCCTCGACATCAGGGTCAAGACGGGATGAAAGTCTTACAGTGCCAAGTTCAGGAGTTCCTGCGATTCCAAATGGCGACTGCTTACGAATGAAAAGCCGAGAGCTTTGAATTAAACAAGCCTGATTAACTTCTGAAGGAACCGCAGACCAACCCCAAACGCCTGTCACTCGACAGGATTGAGGCAGATAGTAAGGCCAAACATAACGACCTGTTGCCAAGATTCTTGTGTAAGGCCAACCGCGCCGAGGGTTATTGATAGGCTCAACCATAAAGTCAGAAGTTGCCCAAACAGTTGACCAAGTTTGATTGAAGTTGTCATCAGTTGCGATTTCGGATATTGACACGAAATCATCTACTGCAAGGCTCCAAGGATCAAGGGCTGTGTAATATCTAACAACAGGTGTTCCGACAGTTCCATTTGCATAGAAGAAGCGACCTGTAAAGTCATCAATCATTCTGCTTGTGGCAGTTATTGAAAGTTCAAGCAAAGCATCATCGCTTGTGTCAGTTATTGTCAGCGATGACTTTAGTTCCGCGAGAGTCGCGTAGCCGTTGGTGATTGCCACTAGATTTCCTCTTCTTTGGTGTTGTTTGAATTGCTCGTTCTAACTTAGGCAGAGCTAGTGCCGTTTCTTTGCGCTTTAATCTCGCCATAATTCGTGGTGTTCTTCCTTGAGCCAATAAGACTTGGAGTGTGGCAAAATCGCTCCGGTGTTCACATAGATTGGAAAACCTAGCGATTTGATTCGGCGGCAGAAGAGCAAGTCTTCGCCAATCCATTCGCCCTTAACAGGGCCATCCCAAAACCAACACCAATCCTTGCCTTGATTTGGGTCTGCTGCTTCGCGCATTGCTTCAAGAACGCTCCTGTGAACCATCAAGCAACCTGTGCCTGCGGCATCGATTTCAAAAACTGCGTTCTTGTCGTATTTGTAAAGCGGTAAAAATCCATCAGGTGAATCTTGAAATATCGCTGGCACAGGTTTCGGATAAGGCTTGCCTACCACGCCGAAGCCTGCGAAAACTAGACCTGCAACAACAGGTCGTTCTTTATCGTGTGCAGTTTCGCACAATTTGTCAAAAGTTAAGACATCAAGCTGCTCATCTGAGTCAATCATCAGAAGCCAATCTGAATCAGTTGAGTCTAAGAAATGCTTGACAACGCGATTTCTTTGTTTAGAAAGTAAGCCTGATCCTTTGATTCGAACAAAGGGGCCAAGTTTATTTGAGCGTGCTGATGCTAATTGAATGAGATGGAAGGCGAATCCGCCATTGACCATTCCAGGGTCGCAAGACCCGATTGAAACTTTGTGACCTGTTTTCATTGATTCCCCCGAATCGTTTAGAAGTGTAAGAGCGCCCAAGTCGGGGGGCCTTGAACGCTCTTACACAATTTAGTTTTCTTCTAGTGACTAGAAGGTTGGTGCTGCCAAGCCTGTTCCCGAAATAATCGAGTTCGCTAGTGGATAACGACCTGCGGTGAACGCGGCATATCCATAGACAACAGTCTTGATTGTTAGGTTTCCTGCACCAGTCGCATCGTAGCGAAGGGTGAATGGTGAACCTGATTGTTCCCACAGATGGCACTCAGGAGCAGTCACAACATAGATTTCATCTTGGTTTGTGGTTGTTCCATAAGTTGTTCCAATGTTTGCATCTGTGATGATAGGTAGGCCCATCATCTGATAGCCAGAGTTGCCATAAGCAACTGAACCTGAGCCTGAAGAAACTGCATTCATTGGGCCGCTTGCAGCTGGAACCACAAGTGGGCGGTTTGTTGTGTCAACCGCAGCAAGTAGGAATGCTAGGCGGCGTGGGTGCATTACGAAGTGAGTTGGATTCACAAATGCATTGGTCTGAATCTGTTGGATCGCATCAGCGAGCTTTGGATATAGCAATGCAACTGTTGGAGCAGTTGATGTGAAGGTGACTGCGTTTCCACCGGCGGAGCGAAGTCCAACGATGGTTCCTGCGGTTCCTGCACCATTTAGAATCTGTGAATCTAGTGTGGTGTGCCAAGAACGGATAAGGTCTTGAGCAACGAATTGGTCAATTCCTGTTCCGCGCTCAATCGCCTGGCGCGATAGGTCTTGCTGACCGGCAATTGTTCGGACATTGATTGTCAATAGTGTGTCATCGACATCAGTTTCGCTAACTGCATCGTTCTGTGTGACCTGAACAGCAGTGCTTGATCCTGTGGTCATTCTTGAGATATTCAAGGTCATTCCAGCAGGTGGAAGTGTGTGCTTGAATGTGGAGAAGTCTGCGAACGGGCGACCTGCGCGAGCAAGTGGTGCTGCAAACTCTGTGAGGTATTGAGGAATTACTAGACCCTCAAACTGTGCAGTTCCGACATCGCGGCGCTCGATTTCCTCTTCGCGCTGATGGCGTGCAAGTCTTTCCTGAGCTGCATAGTCAGACTTGAACTGAGCGTTATAAGCATCCTTGAAGAAGGATGAATCAGACTCAGGTGAATAAGTGCGTGATTCTTTTGTGACTTTGAAACCGCCGACCTTTGGGGTTGCGATTTCTGCTACTGCGGAACGAGCTTCTGCGGCCTTTGCATCGGCTGCTGCTTGTGCAGTGAGCTTTTCAATTTTCTCATCGAGAGAACGGGATTCAGCAACTAGAGCATCAACCTTAGCGGTTTCCTCTGCGGTGAGATCGGTGCGGTTCTCTGAAGCTACTGCCTCAAGAACTGCATCCATCTCTGCCTTCACTGCATCACGGCGCTCGACTACTTTGTCAAGATATGACATTGAGTTTTGCTCCTTATGATTAGGTTTCGAGGTGGTGGCCAAGATGCTCGCGGCGCTTAACGGGGTGCGAGGTTGGCTCCGACTTCAATCTGCTCTGTTGAGCAGAAATTTATTTTGTTGAGTTGATTATTGCTTGGGCAAGGCGCAGAGAAATCTTGCGACCTGCTTCTTCACTTGGTTCAGGTAGTGGGTCGATTGCACGAAGTTCTGAGGCTTTGTGACCTACTAGAGTTTCAGTTGCAACATAGCCATCACGCAGTTCACGATAAACCCGAATCAATACGGCAGGGTCGCCTTCTTCTGCGGTGATTGTGAAATCTGAGTCAGGAACATTTATGCTTCCTTCTCTTGCTACACGAACAATTCTTCCACGAGCAGTTCCGCCTGATGAATCCCATTCGACAAAATCACCGACAACATCAACTGCGCGAGAACTATCTTCATTCTCATCGTCATCAACTTCATCTTCATCATACACGCGATCATTCATTAAAGTTTCAAAGACTCCAAGAGCCTTCATAATGTATTCGTGACCTTCGCTCATATCATCAAAGACTGTCTGCAAGACCATCATTGTTGCATCGTCAATCTGACGGCCTTCTTTAAGCGCCTTCATTGCTTGCTTGATATGTTCACGGGCTTCAACTGTTGTTGTTGGATAAGCAGGATAAGTGACAACAGAAACATCACCATCTGCCAAAGATACTTCGGTCAATACTCGCCGACTTCTATCATCGTTCCACTTTTGACGGATGACTCGGAAAGCAAAGGACATTTGGTCAACATCGCCACGCTTGACGAGTTCATAAATATCACGACCTTCTTGAGTGTCTGCAAGGTCTGCTTCAAAGCGCAATCCTCGGTCATCCTCTTCTAATTTCAATGTTCCATTCTTGGTGCGAGCTACTGGCAGGCCTTCGTGATTGATTAACATTCTCACATCAGGTGTTTCGCTCAAGGTCTTTCTAAAAGCGCCAGGAGCGATGCTCTCTTTGAAAGGTAGCGGAACACTCGCATCATTAAAGACTGCCGCATAACCAGCGAGGCGCATTCCATCGCCATCGGCTCTCGCTTCTACATCGCGCACGCTATATGTGCGCCGTTCAATTTTCTTTGCCATTTTGCTCCTTGAATCGGCTTCGGCATCTAGGGCATCAATCTTGCGTTGCGCCCAATTTTGCGCTCTATCACTGAAGTTGGAATCTCCGCCCCAAATCAACCAGGCAACTAAACCTGCGCCTGGATATTCAGGATGCGATGAGTCTTTGTTCTTTGGCGCTTGGCCGTCAACTTTATGACGAGCAAACCAAGGTGCCATCTTGCGAACTTTGTTTTCGCTGATCCTACCTGCTGCCATTTCGCGTGCTTCGCGCTTGGCGGTATCGGTTAGACCATCGCCCCCAAAACCTTCTCTTACATATTTCAAACCGCGTTCTGCATTGTCGCGGATAAATTGTGGAACTGTTAAATCTACTTGACGAACTTCTCCGCCTGGCTCAATACCTTCAGAAATACTGACGGCAACCATTTGGTCAATGGCATCTTGCTTGTTGTCGTGGCAACCGATAGTCGTATAAGAACCATCTGATTCTTCTTTGACAGTTGCCCAACCTTGGCAATCACTTTGCTTGTCGGATATTAGATATGGCATTGGATTCCTAAATCAGAAGCAGAACTTCTGCATCATCTTCCATTATTGAGAAGGAAATCTCAGACATTGCAATTGCATTGACCGCGCCTAAGCCTGCGACTGCGCCTGCATAGATTGTTGAGATTTTTATTTCTTGCGGTGGGATAACTTGTGGGAAAGAAGGTTGAACAAAGCCGTGACTTATTCCACCTTCATCTCCGCCAGGTGTATCGGGCTGAGTGTTTGCATTTGCTGATAAGCCACCAAGTTCGGCTTGCATAGTCACGAGGTGCGTGACTAATGAACTTCCGCTTGATGATATTCCACCAAGGTCAGCACTTGCCGAAACAATGATGATTGGCCCAAGTAAATCTGTGTCTAAGACACCTTCATCAAGAAGAAATTGGGCTGCCATACTAGGAAGCCAAAGTCAATGATGCAGTTAGAGAGCCACTTGGAATGGTATAAGTATCACCTGCAACATAAGCATTGCCAGTGATAGAACCACTAAATAAGAAATTGCCAGCAGAAGCATTATCCCAAGCAGAGAAAAAAGTAGCATCTTGAGAACCCGCAATGTTTGTCCAAGTGACGGCAGCATCGGATGCGACTGATCCACTTGAAGCACTTGCAAAGGTTGCTTCTTGACGAGTTGTTTCAGTTGCAGCATTGGCAGTTCCATTCGCCCCTGGCTCGCCTGTATGAAGTTTGATGTAAACATTGGCAGTTGAAAAGGACACGCCATTTGCAACAGCATCAAGGAATTTGTTTGCTAAATAAGAACTAAGACCTGTCGCCATTATTCATCCCCCTCAATAAACTCTTCAATAACTTCAGAGATTCGACCTTCTGAGTCACGGATAACTTTCTTGCGAACCTTGCGCCGGTCAATTTGATTTGTGACTTCAACTGTTGGCGAGGCAACATTGACAGTTGGCGCTTCAACGCGAACTTCAGGTGATTCGAGCATAACCATTGCAGGCTCGATGTTCACATTTGGAGCTGCTACATTGACCACAGGCTCAGGAACATTGACAACAGTTCCATTATTGCGAGCCTCTCGAACATCATAAGCAGCCGCAGGGTCGTTAGGGTCAATCTGTGAAATCGGTTGAAGTTGAGAACTTGGAACGCCTGTGTGTGCAATAGGAACCATCTCAACCGCCTTGAGGACTTCTTCAGGGTCAAAGCCAACTTGAACAAGTTTGCTCACAATGTCAGCTCTTAGATTTAGGCCGACATCTTTAGCATCAGAGGCATCGATGTTCTGTAAAGGCACGCGGAACTGATCGCCTGCTTCACCTATTGGCGACAAGTCTTCGACTGAGCGAACATCGTTTAGAGATAAGAAACCTTCACGAAGGCCTTTTGTGTAGGCATCGTATCGCTCAAGAGTTGTGCCTCTTAGAAGAGCATCAAGATTGAACTTGATAAATCCATCAGGCTCAGGCAGTAAGTTTGAAAGGCTTTGTTCTAGGCGCTCAAGTAATGGGCGAAGGCTATGTTGAACAAAGGAAAGATTCTGAGCTTCAACAGATGCAAATGACATTGCGCCCGAAACAGGATGACCAAGAAGCGAGATTGGACAACGGAAGATTCTCCCGATTTCCTCAACCCCAAATCTGCGAGCTTCTAGGAGTTGTGCATCAGATGCGTTCAAGGTCAAAGGCTTGAAAGCTGCTCCACCTGAGAGAATGCCAATCTTGCCTGCGCGATAAGGGCCTGTGTGACTGATATTCCAATCACGGCCAATATCTTGTGCCTGCTCTTGGGTTAACTCTCCTGGAACCTCAATAACTCCGCCAGGGTTTGCAGCGTTGCCAAAGTAGGAAGCAGCATAAGTTTCTGCTGCCATTGCTCCACCTATTGAAAGGCGACAAGCAGCAACAGGGCCAAGACCATAATGTGATCCTGGCAGACGAAACATTGGGATGTGCAGAATCTCTCTGCCGGTCAGAATCTCAGTTTTGACTTCGCCTTCTTCGCGGATAGTTATTTCATAAACCAAAGGCTCATTTGGGCCAAGTCTGCGAATGCGAACTTCGTGAGGATTTAAGCAATAAAGTTCAAAGACCTCATCATTCTCATCGCGCACTGTAAGAATGTAGGCGTTGCCGTGAAGATTAAGAGAAGCTAATACTTGCTCAAAGAACTCAATGCGTGAGGCTTCAGGGTTTGGTCTATTGACCCAAGCAGGTGTTTCGCCATAAACAGCAGCATAAGAAATGCGGTTGCGACCTCTGCGAACATAAGCGCCAAGAGGAAGCGATGAAATCGTGTCACCAAGCAAACGGACACAAGCATAAACAGTTGACATTCTGATTGCTGAATCAGGTGTGACATCGACTCCTGATGGAGCCATAAAAGCAGGGCGACCAGGAACTAATGGCTCTACCCATTGCGAGTTCATATTCTGTCGCTTCTCGCCTTGAATGCGAATGCGCTTTGAAATTCCCATCAGTTAGCCTTCTCCGTTATCCAAACTAGAAATGACCCCAAGCAGACAAGAGCAAGAGGAACTGAGAACATTGCAAGACCTGTCGTGGCAATTACCAACCCACTGACACCGACTAGCATTGACACATCAAGTTTTTTCATAAGGCCTCTCAGACTTGTATTGAAAAGAATTGAGCCACAGGTGGCTTCGGCGGTGGCGGTTGCGTGGCGCGGTCATAGCCAAAGATTGCTGCAACTGCGGCATCGACCTTGCGCCTTGCAGATGCCTTGGCCACCATCACACCTCGGCTTGATTGTTTTGTGACACAGTTTGCGATGTGTCTTGCAAGACCCTCATTGCCATCGTGAGTGAATGATTGGTTGATGACACCTTCGTAGAATTTAGCTGTGGCAGGAACCATTCGCTCTGCTGAGTTGGGGTAAGCCAAAACAGGCAATCCCTCTTCATCAAG